TGCCAGTAAAGCCCATTTGAAAGGCTAACTTCAACAGTCGATGTGCGTCGGCACCTACTACAGCAATGTCACAGGCGCAGCCCGAGGCGTGCGCTCCGGGCTTGGCTTTCTTAGCCTCAATAGGATGCTTGGAGCAGCGGTAGCCGGACGTAATCGTCATCGGCTTACCGTAAGCAGAACGCAGGGCTTGGAGTTTGTTCATAAACTCCTGCTTCATCTCGTTCTTACCACAGTGCGAGCAGTTGAACTCGTCAGCCTTAAAGTTTGGTACGAACGCCCAATCCACGCTAACCCCCGTCTAGTATCCACCCCTGCAAGGCACGCAGTTTAGCGTTTTCCGCGTCACAAGCGGCGGCTAGGGCGTAGAGGTCGGCTCCGATGTCCGGCCCCGCTTGAGGATTGCTTCCAGCCGATCCGTCATTGCTCCGGGAGGAGGAGGCGGGATCATTAGTTCCTTCGGGGGTTGCCCCACCTTGGGGGGCGGGGGTGACGCACAGCCGGACAGGAGTACGGTTAGCAGCAGTGCGAGCAGCACGCTCACGAAGGCGCTCAATCTCCAACTGATACGAGTCTGAAGCACGTTCAGCACGCGCTCGATCCGCCCGTTCCGCAGCCAAGGCGGCCTCCAGTCGTTCAATTTGCGGCCTAAGTTCCGCACGTCCTTGCTCCCGAAGTGTATGTACGGCGTATATACACAATAGCCCCAACCCTGCTGCCAAGATGGCGTGTGGTGCGTAGCGCCACAGCCATGTCGCCCACATCATTTGTCAGCCTTGGTGCTGCTCAGTTGGTTAATCAGATTGAAGATGTCATCCAGCGTCTTGCGGATGTGCTGGATGTCTTCTCGGTAATCAGCCTTGGTAACGTAGACATGCGGCATGTTCCGCACGTCCTTGTCTAACCGCTCGATACTGCGAGTCAGGTTATTGACAGTCCAGCCGCCAAGGAACGCAGCCACACCCAAAACGATGTTGAAAAGAACCTGAACGTCATCCACGTCACTTCTCCGATAATGCCTGCGTGGTGACAGCCCGCAGTACGAGGTTTGCCAAAGCGCCGACCATTAGGATCGCCGCAGCCATTTCCTGCCCCCACAGCACGGTCATGTGACCGCCCATCAGTTCAAGGCCGCCAAGGACGGCCAGCAGGACATTCCACCAAACGGTCTTAGACTTGAGTGCGCCTTGAAGCATGACTACCTCGCTAGGGCGTTACGGTTTTGCTCTTCCCTTCTCAACTTGTTCCGATCTTCTCTGCTAATAGCAGCCGGAACTTGCGGTGTGATGGCAAGGGCAGGTGGGAACTTATAAGGGGAGAACAACGCCTCTCCAACCGCGCCACGCTGATAAGCCTTGCGCCGAGTTCCGAATACGCTGATTCGATCCTCAAGCGCGTTACCAAGTGCGCGAGCGGCAGTATTAGAGTTAAGCAATTCAACCGCCAAGTCAGCCGCTTGTTTGGTGTCTAACTTGCCCTTGAGTCGGGCAATGATCCAGTTAGCAAGCATAACGTTGCTGTCCAAGAACGGAGGCAACTCACGGTCTTGCGCGACAATCTTGCCGGGACCAACTCCGCTTGATCGAGATGCGTCGTTTACAAGTTTTACGAAAGCACGCTGGTCATTTAGCGTGCGATTAATCTCGTCAACAACTTGACGCACAGCCGGTTCATCAAGCGCAGCAGCCGTTACGTTTCTTGCTGATTGCTCTGGCGTTGCCGTCAATCCAGCAGTTTTTTCATTAACATAACGCGTTAAATCTTCTAACCGAGATCGACGCCCTTCAACGCTTGTAGCAACCTTTCCAAACTTGTTTAGTTCGGCGCGAATGCCCATGCCAGCGTTGTCTAATATGCCAAGCGCAGCGGCGTGGTCACGCATAAACTTTTCGTGGTCTTCAGGCGCTATCTTCGCGCCCTTAACAACTTTTTGTTTATACAGGTCCAAGATGCCTGCCTTAGTGGCAGCCATAGCCCTCTTGTTATCGCCCAACGCAAGCACAAATCGACGGGCATTGTCTGGGTCGGCGGGATTGATAATGGTGGCAACGACCTTGGCCGGAGCAACCATCTGTACGCCCGTAGCGCCTTCACGTTCAAGGTTGGCAACCCAGCCTTCTCTGAACGGTGTTGCAATTCGCGTCTGATACAAATTAAGGGCTTCTTTGTAAAGCGCATTGGCTTTTTCGGGTACGCCGGCCTTAATTGATTCGTCTACCGCGCTACGCAACTTATACAAGTTCGACAAGGTTTTGACGGACTCGCTGTCGGTTTTACCCAACAACTTAGCAACGTCCATGTTGATAGCCTTAATAATGCTATCAGCGCCTTCAAGGGTAACTTGAGGCGGAACTGGTCGTGCAGGCGGACGCTCGCCGCCTACGCTGCCAAACCCTGCGTCAACATCTTTCGGCGTCGTAAACTTATATTCGCTAAGGATTTGAGATGTTTTCTCAGCCAAGCCCGGATTTAATCGAGTTAAGGGATCAGACTCAATCTGTCGCGCAGCAATAATTACCGGCTCAATACTAAACGAGTCTGGAGCGGCATTAAATGCAGCCTCATAAGCAGGGCGCACCACTTCACGACGCACCTTTTCAATTTCCTTTTCACGGGCAACAGTAATTTGACGGCCCATGCGGGGCTGATCAGCGCCCGGAACTCCGCGAGGCAATATGATTGCTTGCGATTCTAAACGACCTGCTTCGTTAGCCAGTCGGCGGTTTACATCCGCCAATTCGTTTTCCATACGCTGATTAATCGCTGCATCACGAGCGCGATACATGTCAGAAACATTTGGTTTAGCGTATCGAGTGGTTGCTAATAACGAGGCAAAAGAAGAATTGTTTGTGCGAACAGCAACCTGCTCTGGCGTCATGCCAGATTCAAGCATGTCGATTGCGGCTTGTAACCTCATGGGGTCATTGTTAAACGATTCCAGCAATGCTCTAGCCCGAACGCGCTCTAATCCACTCTTAGAAAGCGGCTCGGTAAGAGAATACAACTTCTGGCCTACAGCCTTAGTTCCGGCTGCTGCCATGCTTGGAATCATGCTGCCGCCTAAACCGGCAAGAAGTTGCGCGTATTCGTTTCCGCCAATATCAGCCACATAAGCCGTTGACGCGCCACCAGAGAGCGCAGCCAAGGTTTGCACGCCTGGGTCTCTTGCCATTGTTGACAAAACATTCTGCGTAGTTCCCGGCCCGATAGGGGCTTGCTGGGATTTACCAAGCATTGTCAGCAAGTAATTCTCAACGGCGTTTGCCGGTTGGCGAAATTCAATTTGCCTTGCAAGGTCAGACGTTAAATCTGCTGCTGGGCGAACTCCGCTGGCTATTGTTTCCAGCGCACGCGGGGTAGCCGCGCCGGGAACTCCAAATTCAGCAACCGTGCGGAAAGCCCGACTGCCGCGACTGGTTGGTTCGCTAATTATTTCGTCGCCATACAATTCACGGATTGCCTGAGACGGCGATTTCATTCCAAGTACGGTTGAAGCAATGTCTCCAACAAGCAAACCGCCCGTAGCAGCGGCGGCTCCAAGCGGACCACCAGCCACAAAACCAGCGCCACCTACCGTGGCATACGGAGCGATTGCAGGATTGATTACTTCACGCGCAATCTGTGCTGCACTGCTAACAACACGCTGCGGAAAAGTTTCTTCAGGAACATAATCCTCAAATTTTGCAAACGGGTCCGTTTCGGGCGCGTCCGCAAACTTTGCAAACGGATCGTCTTTTTCAACCTTATTTGGTTGTGCCATCAGCGCACCTTTCGTCTACCGTCAGGCGTAATAAACACTGTGCCGGGAGCCAGTTTCTCTGCTTCCGCAACAGTTTTTACTCTAACCGGATTAACAGCACTTTGGGCAGCACTTTCTCGTTCGGCGTATTTTTTCAGTTCAGGACGATCAAACAGCGATTTGCTACCGGGGCCGTCTCGCCATGCTTGCGCCGCACCGCGATAAGTTCCGTTCTCTGCTTCCCAATCGTCATAGAACTTGAGTTGTTCATTGTCCTGAGCAATGACAGCCTTTTCCAAGTCAATCAGGAATTTGTTGGAATCGGTCAACTTGCGGAAACTTGCCCAAGTATCTTCAGCACGCTGGGCGTCACCCTCGGTCTGGGTGCCAGCCTGTTGACTCAACTTAAACAAGATTCTGTCTTTAACAGCAACAGCAAACGCATCTGCGCTTTGAACCTTTTCGGCTGCTTCAGCATCAGCAAGGCCAAGCGAAACAAGAACTCGACGAGCCTCTGTGGTGGCCTCAGCGCCAAATCCAGTTTCAAATTTATTCAATGCACTAGCGGCTCGCTGGAGGCTTGGCAGTGTTCTGCGCCCTTGTACCGCTCTGTCTCGAATAGTGTCGTACTCTTTAACGCGACTCTTGGCCTTTTCAACTTCTTCAGCCGTATCGCCTTTCTCAACAGTTGTAATGTTTTGCGGTCTATTTGGAGATTCCGTAACAACACGACTACTACCCGGCACGGTTTCAGCCCTGCCCAGATAAGCGCTGGGCATTGAAATAACTTCTTTAGTGCTGCCCAAGTCCATGGTAACAAAGTTTCTTGCCATGGATTTTTCTAAGCCAAGTGCAGATTGAGCAATCAACTGATCCAATCCACCGGGTTGTTGCAACGCAGCCTGAATCCTTGCATCGGCTTGGCTTTTATCAAGGCCGATACGCTTAAAGTATCGTTGCAGCACTGGGTTCGCATGTTGCATCTCATGCCACTGAACATAAGCATTTGCTTTCTGATCAGGCGGCAGTGCGCTAATGCCCTCAAGCATCCTTCTGGACAAATCCATTTCTGCGCCAACCAGCGCATTTTCCTCTTTCTGCCCGGTAGTCAAAGCATTCTGGGCTTCTTGCAACTCTTTGGCTCGCTTATACAAGCCTGATTGCATTAGAACGTCTGGGGTCAGAGGAACGCCGCCGGGTTCGCGTGAAGCAGAAACAAGTTTGTTAAACGCTTGGGCTTCTTGAGCAGCCAATTGATTAGCGGCAATTTCGGACTGAGCCTGCTTTATAGCCAGCGCGTTTTTAGCCATGTTCAACGGATTCTCAAGTTGAATCCCTTGAATTTGTGGCGTAAAAATTTGAGGATTAATTGGCATAACTTACCTCTGCCCACCAGCCTTAATGGCATCGGCGTATCGCAAACCCTGCTGGTAATTCAGGTAAGTGCCCAAAGCCTGATTAAGAGCGTTACCCATACCAGCGTAACCAGATGCGCGTGCAGCGCCACCAGCCATCAGCAAGTTGCCGACGTTTTCGCCGTATTGACCGGCCTGACCAGCAACTTGCTGGGTTGCAGCCTGACCAGCGCCATACAAACTACCGAGGGCACCAAGGCGCGTACCTAACTGAGCCTGAGCGCGATTAAACGCGTTCATGTATTCCTGCGAAGCCAAGTCCTGACCAAAACGCTGCGTGCCCTTAAGCATGGAACCAGAAAGCAATCCTCCACGAGCGGCAGCAGATCGCTCTAGGGCCTTCTGTCCTTCCGACAAACGGAACGCGTAACCAGGGTCCATTGACAGGTCTTCCGGTCGGTAGCCGCGAGTCAGCATCCCGTAATCAGCAGCCGTAGCGTCACCGCCAATTCCCAGTAAGCGCATCAGTTCGTTCTGCGAGGTAATACCAGCCTGACGGAACGGCTCGGCCAACTCCGTCTGTTTCTGGAATATTTCGCGTTGAACCTCAGCAGACTGATCCGCTGCCTGCTTTTGTGCTTTGGCGGCTCTACTAGAGGAATAAGCGCCCACAACGGCGCTAGTGGCTATGGCTGCGGCTACCCAAGTCATGGCAATGCCTCATTAGGTTTCTCAATCTGAGGTTTCTTCAGATTGTTGTATGCGTCAAACAATGCTGCCTTTTCCGGCTCAATTAACTCGGCCTCAATGTCATCTAGGTCGGTTTTATCCGTCTGGTGGACGGTTATACCAACAGCGTCAGTTAAGGCCAACGTAACACGTTTTGTTCCCGGTTTTGATTCTACAACGTCCCCGGCTCTGAGCAATCTCATACCAGTCTCAGTCCAAGCAATTATTTCCCCGGCGGCGCAAAGGAAAAAATGGTCTTTCTTGTGGACCTTCCCCACAATTAGCGTCCCGGCAGGCCGAAACACCTTGCGGCAATACATGCCGCTAGAAAAGTAATGTTCCGTAGCCAATTCGGCTTGGGGCAACTTGATGGCTTCGTCCTGAAGCCGCTCAATTTGCTCCCGAGTAGGAATCTGAATTGGCAAGTCTAATTCGGTCACGACACTTCCCGACCAGAGGATCGGATGTTGATAGCCGAGGCAGTCCCGGCAATCGTGGAGATAAACCCGCCCGGTTGCAGCACATGGCCGACCAACTCAGGGAACGTATACGTCTCCGAGGGCAGCAACGTCTTGTTCTTGATGATCAAGTTCTGGTTACCCGACGAGTCAAACTGCGTCACGAGGTTGATCGAGATCGTGGCCGCCGACGCGCTGTAGTTCGTGGCCGTGAACTTGTCGATAATGGCCGATACGTTCGTAGCCGTGTATTGGGTTACTTGCGTGTTCTCGGCAATCTTGGCCGGGATCAGGACTTTTACGTTAACTGCCATGTGTCACCTAAAAGGTAAATTTGAGTCGGACACGGCCATTAACGCCAGCCTTGCCCGGATCGCCGCCCTCTACCGGGTCGCCACCGTCACCGCCAGCGCCGCCGACAAGGCTGCCCACACCGGCAATCGGCGTAGCACCCGGCTGCGTGAAGGCTGCGCCACCGTTACCGTTGGTGTTGGTCGTATTGCCGCCTGACGCCGTTCCGCCAGCACCCTGCTGGCTGCCGTAGATGCCAATGCCGCCAAAACCGCCGAAGCCGCCCGTACAGATCATTTCAGGCAGAGCGTAGGTTCCGGCATAGGCCACAGACTGACCGCCTGCACCGCCCACAGCGTCGCCTACAGTGCCGCCTCTACCAGCCGCACCGACAGTGTACAGGATAGTTTTACCGGCATCTGCGCCGGTTAGCACCAGTACCGTCTTAGCGTAGGCACCTCCACCACCACCGCCGCCGGGGTTCTCTTGCGGTTCGTACAAAAACTCACCGAATATCTGGGTGACAGTGCCGTAGCCGCCGCCACCGCCTGCGCCCCATACCTCAATGGTGACGCCCGTCGCACTGGCAGGAATCGTGACGCTGCCCGACCCAGACGATGCGTCGAATACACCGGCACCGGCTCCCCCCGTCGTGCCTGCAATCGCCGCTGCTAAGGTAGCGCCACTCATTAGGTCAATCCCGCTCCGCTGATCAGCCAAGAGGTGCTGCCAATCTTGACGCAGGTAGCCAGACCGTTCTGCGCCAAGGTGCGCGTGCCAGTCGTGGTGCTGTTCGCCAAGGTCAGCGTGTCGGTCGTAATGGAGATAGACAACGCCGACGAATTGAGATTGACCACAATGATGACCGTGCCCACTGGAAACGCGACAGTGCCGTTAGCCGGAATGGTCAGCGTCAAACTAGTGCCGTTCATCAGAATCGACTTACCGCGATCCGCCAGCACTAACTGGTAGTTAGCGGTCTTGGATACGGGCGGGGCTTCTCGATAGCCGACCGCATAGTTGGCGCTAACCGTATCGTTGTCGGAGATCAGCGGTGTGCCGGTAAACGTGGGCGAGGCAATCGGCGCATAGGTCGCCGCAGCGGTCGCTGCCGTAATGCTGTCCGTAATGCCGTAACCCGCCAGCGTCGTCGGCGTGCCGGTGATGGTTGACCACGCCACGCTTTCGGTGGAGATGTCATTAACGCCCGCAATATCGTCATACTCGCCGATCTGAACGTCGTTAGAGTCGGTCAGCACGAAACGATATTTAACGCCTTCCGCCAGCCACATGTCCTCGGGCAATCGTCCGCCAGAGTCAAGGATGATGGGGTTAGCGTTGGACGTAGTGCCGCTAATGGACGTATACGTCGCTCGCGGGGTAGTAGTGCCAGCGTCGTAGGTGTAGATCTTTCCGCCCGACAGCACGGCGCCGTCGTCGGTAAAGAACTGCGCCCCGGCTCCTGCAAAGGCTGAAAGGTAAACGGTCATACGTACACCTGCATAACAGTCAAAATGATTGAAGGAATGGCCGGGACTGGAGGGGCAGCAGCAAATTGTTGCAACTGCACGTCCAGCGCATCCACGGAAAAGTACAACTGAAAGTAATCGCCGTTAGACAACGGCAAGAAAAAGTTAGCGGCAGAGAAGATTTCGGCGTTGTTGCCCTGAATCTGAATCAGTGACGCAGAGTTGGCTACGGCAGTGCCATTAATAGCAGGCCAAATGTACAGCCGACCAGTACCGCCTGAAGTTTTGTCTACTTGAATAGAAAACTGGACGTTGTAGATAGCAGGCCGAGTAACTTTAATCTTGCTGTTATCGGCTGGATCACGGTAAACGCCATACGCCGGATCAGCATTGTTGTACGTGATGGCGTAGGCCGTATTGATGACCGTTGCCGCTTGAGTCTGCGTTGAGAAAAACGACCCGTAGTTGATAAGACCCGGCTCAAACCGAGGCGGGCCTTTTTGCAGATCGTCTATCTGGCCTTTGACTACCGCCATCTCGTCTTCAACGTTAGCGGCCAACGAAGGCGTCAACTCAAGGTCAGCAATGGTGGTCTGCGTCGTGCCGCCACCCGTCAGTTGGTACTGATTGTTGAGAAACCGGAACCATTCACGCGAAATCTGGCCGGTGCGCTCGTCAATAAACGGCACACGCGGGGCAGGAATTTGCGTGATGTTTTGGGTCACGACGCCGTACCGCTAATCTGCAACTCAGCGCCCATGATGGCGACCTTAACCGGATCGGTGCCGCTAATCTCATACACGCGGTCACGCAGTTTGGTCGTCATGCCGAGGCGGCGGAAGATGGCACGAGTACCGTACTGGCCGATGCGGCCCATAGATACCTGGCGCTCGCCATTCCAAGTGTGGCCGCCGTCATCTGACCAACGCAGCATCAACTGCGGGTCAGCGCCAGTGGTGTAATCCACGTCCAAAATAATGTCTTGGCCGATTTCGGTTTGCAGGATTTGCGACAGTTCGCTGCCCAAAAACTGCTGGTCAGTGAACGCATAGCCTGACAAACCAACGCCTGTCTCACAGTCAATCTGAAGAGCGTGGTGAGCGGTACGGTTAAGGTTGTTAGCGCCGGTCGGCAACGCACGCCACGACCGAAGCCACTTCTGCGTAGCACCGGCATCGGCGTATACATTTAGATCAAACGCATACAAGCGCCCGTTCTCGTAATCGCCAATAATCGGCTCGCCGTTAAATCGCGCATGGCAGTTACCACGATGACGCTTGAAGTCGCCGTTACGGAAACCAGCACGTTCGTGCCAAGCGCCGGTAGCCGCGTCAAACACCCAAGTAGTGTCGGCGTTGGTAAAGTTCAGCACGTAGAACGTGTGGCCGTCCTGCTGGTACGTGTAACCGACCGCATCCGACAAGTCGCCGTAGCCTTGAATGGCGAACTCAACGGCATGGGTAGATACCCGAACGCCTTGGTAGCCATTGGCTCGATACACAATGCCCTGACCCCGCGCATCTGCGCCGAGCCAGAAGACGGAGTTATCCATCTTGGCAACCGAGTACGGCGCAATACAGCCGATCTCGTTGTAAGCGCCTTGGATACGGGTGAGCGGAAAGTCGGCGTCGCCGGAGTTGTACCAGACCTCCACGGAGTTTGTGCCAAACAGCCACGCCTCTCGATGGTCAATGATCAGGGATACTAGCCCGTCTGGTGAACCCTCAGCGCTTGCAAAATCCAAGGGGTCAATCGACAAGCCGTCCAACAGACTTGTGACCCAGACGCGTTGCGAGTTCGGCTCGTTGAATACAAAGTAACCGTCAAGGTAACCAACCGTTACCGCACCCGGAAAGTCCTCGTCAGTAATCTGCGCGAGTTCTTCTGTGATGCTGTTGAAAATGTAACCGTCAGGGTTGGCAGCAATAAAAATCTGCGTGCCATTGTCAGCCATTGACACTGGCCCTGTGCCGGAGATGGTTCCTAACGAAACGCCGCCGGTGCCTTCAGCCAGCAAGTCACCGCCGCTTTCTAGCAGAATGTCTCCGCCGTCTTCTAACGCCAAGTCAACTGAAGCGTCAAAAGTGTCGTCTACCTTAAAAAACTCGTTACCTGAAACAACATAAAGGTAGTTGCCTAGCGACCACAGCCCTCGAATCGGGCCAGTGCCATACGTGCCTTTTAACGTCAGGCCGGGGCAGCGTTGCAGGTAAGCAGGCTCCTTGCCGCCCTCGGGAATCACTTCTGGGTAAAGATTGACCATCCGGCTGTCGGCTGCATTGACCGACCGGATTACATACGACGACCCAAGGATCGGCGTCTTCACTTAGAAATTTCCAGTGAAAATATTAAAGCGCGGACGGTTGACAAGCAGCGCCGCAGGCATTGCCATCAGGTCATCCGGGTTATTAATGCGCTTTAAGTCGCGCTTGCTAGTCATAGCAATGCGCTGTACCTGCGGAGAAGGTTCGACACCAAACTCTGCCGCAAGTTCACAGGCCAAGTTAAATCGGAACGCACGCAGGTATCCCGGCGGGAACGCTAAGTCGGTGTCCAGCGCAGCAGGCTGCGTCAGCGGGCGTACCGACACGAAGTGAAACTCCAGTACCTTAGTCGGCACTGGGTAAATGTAAATCTCCACGTCCGGGTAGGTCATATTGACCCACATCAACTGCGGATACGTTGAGGTTACAGTCTTAACCGCAATACTGTTGTACTGCTGGTTATTGATCAGTTTGATGCCATACGACACGTTGGTCGAGGCGTCACGAAAATAGGTAGCGTCGTCCATCAGGATAGGACGCTCGGCTACAAACGTGCCGGTCGGTCCCATCGTGATCGTGCGGATGTTGGGCTGCCAGTTATAAACCTGGTCTTGGGTCGAGTAGACCGCCAAACGCTCTGTACTCCATGAGTCAAGCATCTGGTTCAAAGCGGTGAGGGCATCCTGCGACGTGGCCGCAGAAGGGACTTCGCCCTCGGCCAACTGCCCGATCAGCCGCAACGCGCCGTTGATTTGATCGGCAGCAG